GATGATGCTGGTGGGACATAATTTCCATCGGATGACCCAACAATACTTACAGCGCCGGTATTTGCGTCAAACGTAGGTGAGAGAATTAATACTTCTCCGATGTTAGACACTTGGAACACTGGATTAGGATTAGTTGTAGTATAAATATTAAATTCATTGGTATTAAAAATAATACCAGCATTAGTTCCGGTTGTTGCGATAGTGATTGAATTGTTTGCTACAATATCATATATTTGATCACTACTTAGTAAAATATTACCAATTCTTAGTGACCCATTTACTGTCGCATTTCCAGAAATTCCTACCGTTCCTATAAGGTTACTTGTTCCGTTTGCTGTAAAGTTACCGATAGACTGAACAGTTCCAGCCATAATAACATTACCGACAAGGTTACTTGTTCCGTTTGCTGTAAAGTTACCGATAGACTGAACAGTTCCAGACATAATAACATTACCGACAAGGTTACTTGTTCCGTTTGCTGTAAGGGTCCCGGTTACCTGAATATTATTTTGCAATAAAACGTTTCCGCTTAAGTTAGTGGTTCCGTTTGCAATAAAGTTACCGATAGACTGAACAGTTCCAGACATAATAACATTACCGACAAGGTTACTTGTTCCGTTTGCTGTAAGATTTCCTAATATACCAACCGCGCCGGACATCAGTACGATATTTGATAAACTTACTAATCCATTTGCATTAAGATTACCAAGCACCGTAGCATTACCTGACATAGTTACATTACCTATGAGTATGCTTGTGCCATTCGCAGTTAATCCGCCAGCAATCTGTAAATTGCCTCCTATATTGGCGGGTCCAGCAAAATTACTGCCGGTGTTAGTTAGAACCAATACGTTTGAAATGCCGGTAGTACTAAATTGCACACTGCCATTTGGAGTAATAAACATACCGCTATTGCCGTTAGTGATCGCTCCTGTTGAAATGCCAGCAACATTACCAATATAAAGAATATTATTGAGTACATTCAATTCAGCACTATTGTTTACGTTTGCAATATCCTGAATAAAGATCGCGTTTGGTCCCAAATACATATTGCCCCATTTATTGGTAGGAGTACCTAAAGAAAAAGTACTCGGCGTTGATGGAACAAAATTGCCATTGGTAACTGTTGGGGGCGTATATAAGACATTATTAGTAAAGTCGTATGTTAACTGATAGCTTCCTGCAAAACTACCTGTACTATTATATTGAATTTGGGTATTGCTTCCGCCGATTGAGGCGTTACCGGCGATGCCTACGGGCTGTCCACCCGGAGTGCTACCATCACTGTGATAGAATGCATTAGTATCTGGATTCCACCAAATACGATCCTGCTCCCCCACATAATTTGCTGAGTTAGCGTTATTGTCTCTGCTTGTGAATAATTTCTGAATAAAACCGCTCAAGGTAATCTCCTTAAACGTCTAATGGCTCATCGTCACCCAATGCGTCTAACACGACTGGATTGATGCCTGCATTGCGTCTGATGGCTGCGAGTTCATTATAACAATGTTGTTCTTCATCTTCTGGCTCATCACCATCATCATAAATGCTATCAACACCAGTTGCTTTTTTTAACAATTCCAGTTTTAACTGCAGCGGTGGGACAAAAACATCATCCGGCTGCTGAGACAAGCCACTGTCTCCTTCACATCCACAACTTTCCGATTCACCACTCTCAGGTTTATAATCCACATTAGACGCTTCTGGATCGGACATATCAGGTGCGACACCATCATATTTGGCGTCAAGCATATCTGCAAATTTTCTCAATAGTTCACTTGGACTCATATCTAACTCCGTATGTTGTATTTATGCTTCACATAACAAATCACCCGCAAGTGCGGGTGACTGTTTAGATTAAAAATATTTGTAATAAACTCACTTTACATCAAGTGGTCTTGCTTTTTTAGCAACAATACAGTAATATTTTTCTGATACTGATTTTAATTCTTCTTTGCCATCTTCTGTTGTGACTGGAACACTAATATCAAAATCAAGATTGTTGAATTTTTCAATATCAAATCCAGTGCGAAGTAAAAGTGCTGCCCACTGATTAGCACCAAGAATGCTATAGTGATTTAAATTATATTCATGTCTACGTTCACAGTCCGGAGCAGGCAATTCAATATAAATTTTTGACCCTTGCTTTAATATGCGATTGTATTCCATAAGAGTAAAAATTGGATAAGGAGAATGTTCAAGTGACTGACGGGCAAAGATAAAATCTACCGACTCATCATAATAGCCGTCTTTCTGTGGAATGAAGGACATGTCGTATTGTTTAATGGTATGACCATTGTCTTCACATGCTTTGATGTCTTCTGGTGAAATGCAGATACCTGTCAGGTCCGTATATCCTCGGTCACGCATCGTATCAAGGAAATACCCAACGCCACATCCCATATCAAGAATCTTAGCATCCTTTGGAAGTTCCATAGGATCAATATAGGTTTCCACTACCTGTTCGGTAAGTTGTTTGTGAAACTGGCTTGGACCTTCATCATATACATGTTGGTTCATAATATGTTCGTAATAGAACATGAGTTTAACGGCGTCAAAGATTTGTTTTGTGTCAATGTTGTTCATGCAATTACTTATGCAAGTTTCAAGCAATGATTATTTTTTTCTATAATCTTTAGTTTTTCTTGTTGGACTTATTTTATTGGTGTCTTCTCGTTCAGTGCTCTTAGATTGTGCCCATTTACGTCCTGAATTGTCACCTATTTGTTTAGCTGCAAAGTCAAGCATTTTCTGTTCAGCATCTGTATAAGCATGAAACATCGGATTTCCACCGATAAAATTTGATGGAGGTGTGGGAAAATCAGGAGCGCCTGCCAACGCAATACCCATTCTCCAATGATTATATAATTGACCATTATTCATATTCTGATTGTCAAATGTGGTCACGGCTCCCATGCTATTACCAAAAGACTTTTCATCTAAAGTAAGTTCAGTGGATTCAGTTATGAACTCATGTGCTCTCATTATTTTTTATAACTTTTTACTTGTCTAACTGGACTTACTTTATTAGTATCCGTAAGTTCACCTGATTTTCTGGTTGTCAAGTGATTTGCATTTGCCTCAGAACCAAACGCCTTTTCGGCTTGATTAATTATTGCTTCTTCTTCATCCGTATATCCCACGGTGAGTAATGCCTGTCCGCTGGGACCATATTTGTCTGGAACGTGATCATATGAATTTTTACCATCTGCTCCCGCCAAGAAGTGCGCGCCAAATCTCCAAGGAGCATAAGGGCTACTGTTATCTAAGTTAGGGTGACTTCGCATATTAGGAGTTGCAGCAACATGCGCTGATGGCATCTTAGAATCTTCTGTGATGAATTCCCACGCTCTCATAAATTATTCTTTCTTTGTAATACTTATTTATCAGAACGATGTTTCATTCCATTGGAACTAAATGGCGGATTACCTTTTGTGTTCTGCCACAAAGCACGATTACTTAATATTTCTACCCAGCAGTTTCTTTGTGGCTTGTTAAGATTCCAAAAATCAAATTCAATATGGCTTGAGATTGGACGACAATATAATGTTCTTTCACTTGGAATGATCATTTCTTGCGCTGTAGTTCGCATTTTTTTGCGTTCTGTGTTGGTTCTCATAACATTAAGTTGCGGATGATCAACATAAACTTGACACATGCCATTTACCATTGCTGTCGGATTATCAGCCTTCATAACAATAATTTCTGCTTGAGCCATTCTGGCTTCGCTGCTAATTCTACTCAGAGTTTCAGATTCATCATCAGGATTGCGTTGATATCCTGCCCAAGGTAACCATACTCCATGATTGGTTCTTGCTACGGTCTCATTTTGATCAATTTTTCTGCAAACATAATGATATTCACCATCTTTTTTGCAAGCCTCTAAAAGAAACAAGTTATCGCGATCATAGATAATGGTATTGCCAGTCAACTCGTTTTCAATTGATCTTTTGGCTGCATAGACGGCATTATCTTGGAGAAGAGCATCTGAAATTTTTATACCATCAGGGCTGCGTTCTTTTTTGGTTTTGGTAATTTCTTTTTCGTCATCCTGAATCATCAGACTGGCGCTCAAAATCGCAACACCGCTACTATTGAATCCTTCTTTATATCCAGTAACTTCGTCACAAAATAAAAGTCTTTCAAGACCGTCCTTTTCATATACCTCAAATCCAATTTGAGGCACGTAATTTCTGTCACGGTTTTTTACACCGACCCACCCTTTTCCATCAAAATATTTTGCGATAATAACACACACGATTATTGACTTACCGATTGTGTTGTAGTAATGTTTATGCTATTTTCAGTTTCTATTACGGAATTTGCATATCCATCAAGTTCAATATCAAGTCCCGGAGGGTTTATGCCATTCCACATAATCTGTGATGAAATAAAGTGGTCTAAAAGAATCGTATTATTTACCAATGGAGTTACTAATATCTGAACATTTCCTGCGACTATATTCATATCATAGGTGGATACTGCATTACCAAAAAACGTAGTTCCAAAACCAGTAAACGCCACCTGAGTTCCATCATTACTGAGTTGTGCGGAAAGCTGGATATTTTGACTATCGCTGGTTGCAGGATTGCTTGAACGGATATAAAATTCACCTTGAGTGAATGCGTTGGCAGGTGTCTGAAAGATTACTTGCCCCGAGACATTACTGGTTGTTGTTGCATTATTAGTGTTTACAAATGTTGCAAATAGATTGGAAAAATTGTTATTGACTTTTCCGAAGGCAACACGCAGTGGATCACCTTGCTGGTCATTTGGTGCTGCACCAATATTAATAATCTGTTGAGTAGCCATATAACTCTTTCATGTTATGGACTATTTATCAGAGACTTAATTATTTGGTGGCGTTTTCAAATATCTTTTTTTGTGAAGTATACCATTCATTCCATGAGTCAACCT